TATTGGATAGCCACTCCCGCAGCCATGCACCGACGGCAATTTTTTAGGAAAACCTCAAGGTCGGCCTCTCGGAAACGGACAGCCTTGCCCATTTTCAGGCTTGGCAACACGGGCCGACGTCGCCCGCTCGCATGGTCCAGCACCCAGCCGATGCTGATCTGGAGCCGCTCGGCGACTTGCCGGGCCGTCAAAAGACGGTCACTGCTGTGATAGAGTGAACGACGTACCACGGGATGTGATCCAAATCAACCCGCGCGGGCTCCAGCCATGAGGTCCTGCGCGGGTTTCGTTTCTTATAGGCTCATGCCAACTTTTTCCCTCTCGCCTTAATTTCACGGCCTGCTTCCAGGCGTGCCAGAAACTCATTGGCCCAGTCGCGATATTTCGGAAGGTCGATCACCATAAGGCAGGGTCTCTCTCCGCGAATAGCATCCAGTTCCGTCTCGGTTTCTGCAGTGCCCGCGACGATGCGGTAGACGACCGAATCCGTGACACTCAAGTCGCGTTGCGGAACGAGCACCAGATAATCCGGGGCCTCGAAGCTCGAGCAGTAAGGTTGACCCAATGCATCAAGCAACTTCACTCGATCCCAACCCACGTAACCGAGTTGGCCGATCAGCCCGATGCGAACAACGTCCTCTGGGCTAAATCGGGTAGGCCCAAGTCCCATTGGCCGCTGCTTTAGAATCTGAAGCTGCCAAGCCAGTTCAGCATTCTCCTCGACGTCAAAGGTGGAAATCAGCTTCCCCTCTAGTCGCCAGCGGTATAGAGTCTTAGTGCTGATACCCACGAAAAGTGCAATGTCTTCAATGGAATACCTGCCCTCCTCCGGCTTATATCTCATCTCTGAGAGGTATAATAAGCCCGATTGAGGGGCAGCGTCAAGAGTTTTTTGTCATACGGCTGATGCGGCGATCAGGAACGTCTCCAGCGCCCAGGCGGGCACCGTGATACACTCATTGTCGACTGTAGGAACTCCTTCCCGCGCAGGTCCTGGAGAGCTTGCGCGGGTTTTTTATGCCGCTTTGCGGCCGCCGCGGTGCGAGTGCTCCGACTCTTCCGGCGCGGCCTCCATCAACGTTGGCGGCGAAGCCACGCTGGGCGTCAGCTTGACTCTCACCGTCGTGGCGCCCGCGCCGGCGGCCGCCACCACCCAACCAATACCGAGCGTGCCCGCCGAGGCGATGACGTTGCTTCCCGCGGTGATCTTGGCCACATCGCCGGGGACGAACGCATCCGGCGCGTTCTTCGCCAGGTCGTAGACGCCCTCGGTGCCGATCTCCACCTGCGCGCCGGCCACGGCGTCGTACGCGGCCACGCCCACCAGGGCTTTGACGATCACAAGGGATCCGCCGGTCACGCCTCCGGCCGGGGCGGTCACGGTAATGGTTTTCCCGGGCTGCACGTAATTCTTCATCTCAACACTCTCCTTGCGGCCCCAGGCCGCGGTTATACCCAACAACAAACACGCCCGCACCGGCTGTTCCGCTGGCGCGCGCCTGCTCCTGACGCACCAGATCGAGCGCCATGCGCAATTCAGACGGCCGCGGGAACACCACGCGTCCCAGCGCCGGCGTCTCGATCTCCGTCGGCGATCCCAACTGGGTGAGCAACTGCGCGTAGATCACGTCGTAGTCCGGCGGCGTAGTGGTTTTAAGCTTCGGCATAGTTTTATGCCCCTGCGTTCTTGTACGCGCCCACGCTGGAGATGGCGCCGCATCCGAAATCCAACTTGCAGAGCACCTCGGTGCCATCCACGTCCGCGCCCTGCGCGAACTGACTGCGCGTTTCCACCATCGGCCCTTCCGCGCCGGACAGGTAGGCGTACTCGAGCACCGGCACCAAAGCCGGATCGCCGAACACCTACCACGATTTCGTGTTCTGTCCGCCGGCCGCATCCAGGCGCGGATCGACCACCAACTGCAGGAATCCATCGAACGGGTTCACGTCCGCGATGACGGGCGGGTAGACGCCGGCCAGGGCTTTCTGCCCGGGCGTTTCCTGCGTCGCCGGCACGAGCAGATACGTGGGCCGCACCTGGATGGGCTGGCCGTTCTGGTTCTTGCTCAACCGCATCGCCAGGCGCGCATCGCTCAACGGCTGCGTGTCGATGGCGGCCGGCGTAGCGGCCAGGTTGCCGTGCGCGGTAGAGAACAGCGCGTTGCCGTCGCTCAACGTCGGGTTCGATATCAACAGCGCGGCCAGTTGCGCGTTCTCGAACTCCGCGGCCTGAATAGCAAGCTGCGCGGCAATGTCGGAGAAAACATTCATGTCATCATTCACCAGCGCCTGCCGGGTGATCGAGAACACGGCCGCATAAGTGGCCAGCGCGTAACTCTCGGGTTTCACGTCCGACTTAGTAACTCGCTTGAACTCACCCGCCTGGTTGACTAGCTGCAACTGGCCGATGGGCGAATCGCGGTAGACGTTGCGGCTGCGGAAGTCGTTGACCGTGGCGCGACGGGCTAACGATTTTAGCCCGGACGGCGCGGTCACATAGGCGGTCAGCAATTCCTTGTTGAAGAGTTGCTGCAGGAAATTGCTGAAGTCCGACGTGGTATGCATCCCACCGCCCCAGCGCTGGATGATTTCGGCATCGGAACCCAATGTGGACAGACCTTCGATGCGCAGCAGTTCCCGGCCGATATCGGCGATGCGGCGGCCCGTCCACGGCCTGGCGTCGTCGCGCAGCTTGATCTGCGGATTGACGCGATGCGCCAGGGCGTTGAGCATGCGGTCCACCACGGTATCGCGCTCATCACGCGTGACCTCAACGCGGCGGCCGTCGATACGCGGTTGCTCATTCCGCAGACGCCCCAACAATTCAGACCTTGCTGTTTCGAGCGTGACGCCCTCGCGGGTGGCCAGTTGCTCGGCGAACTCACCGGTCACGCCCAGCAGCCGCGCCGCGGAGCGAATCTGATCAGCGATAGCAGACATAGTTTCCTCACTTTCCTCTTCACCCTCGCCGTCGTCCGGCTCCTCATCGGCCTGCCGGGTATGCGCGCCTCGGTCCGCTCCGATGGCGGTGAACGAGATCTCCGCAGGGCGCCAGCGCGTCGCCGTCTTCGTGCGATTGCCATTGCCGTCCTTCTCGGTGGACCAGCGCGAAACGCTATAACCCACGCTTACTCGCGAGACGATCCCGTCGGCCACGTCCCGCATGATGGGCTGCACGTCGGTTCGCTCACTGAATCGAAGTGTGGCCGTGCCTTGCTGGCCGTTCACCGCGGGATTCTCGACCACGCCCAGGATCTGCCGCACCTCGAAGCGATCATGGGAATTGAGCACGGGCGCGCCGCGAAGCTCGGACAGATCCACGGCCTCCGGCGCGAGACTCAGCACCTCGGTGAACGGTCCGTCCCAGTCGTAGCGAAGCACAGGCGCCCCGGTGGACCACACCACCTCGACGGTGCGCTTCGATGCGTCGAACGTAGACGGCGTGAACGTCGCCTGGCGCGTGAACAGTTTCTTACTGGGCTTTGGCATCGCTCGGTTGCTCCAATCCCTGCAAGGTCACCTTGCGGGCATCGCTGTCGTAGATCAGCCCCAACTGATCGGCCCGCCGGTTGTCCTCGGCGATCTCGCGGTCGAGCGCCTCCGGATCCACGCCCGTGCCCGCCACGGCCTCGCTGCGCGAGATGAGACCGGCGCGGATCCGCTGCACCAGACTCTGTACTTCCATGCGCGAGTCAAGCGTGGCGATCGGAGGCGGCACCCAACGCACAGGCGCGGTCAGCACTGTTTCGGGCAGCGCGCCGGCAGCCACCTGGATGCGGATCCACCAATTCCATATCGGCCGGCACAACTGGAAGGCGACAACGTTGGCGACAACCGCATCGCAGGTCCGCTGGAACGCCAGCAGGCCCTCGCGGCCCGAGGCGAATGTCACCTCGCCATAATTATTTGCGAGCAATTCAAACGGAAGGCTCAAGGAAGAGGCGATCGCCCGCAATTGCGTACTGATGAACGGCGTGTATCCCTGCGTCGGATCGGGCGGCGTGGAGAAACTCACCTCATCGCCAGGGCGCAGCCGCATCATGCTGCCGGGTTCGAATTCGGTGGTCCCGTCGTCGTTCGCCATGATCGGCGTGCCGTCGGCGGAGCGGATGAAACCGGCGAACAAGCTGCCAGTGCGCGCCCGCACCAGGGACGTTTCCATGAACGTCTGGAGCTCGTACAAGGGCACCAGCGCGGGCGCCAGCCACGAAGTGCCGCGCTCGAATCCGGGCTGTTGCGGAGCGAACAGATGGATCACGCGGTCCGCCGGCACGAACTGCGAGATGGGGATGAGCGGCGCAGCCGGATTCTTCGAGTACAGCCAGTAGCCCTCGCGCCGCCCTTCGGCATCGAACTGAATCCCGCCGGCGATATTCTGCGCGTTGTCCCGCGTGGTGTCCAGAAACTCCGCGGGCAGCAACTGGAGCTCGAGCACAGGCCCGGGCCGGATGAGCACCCGGGCCTCGCCGTCCACCAGCGCGGAGCGGAAGGCCTCCGCCTGCAGGCCATGCCTGCAAGGATGTCGAGGATCCCGTCCACAGATCCAGCGTCTGGCGCACCAGGGCGGCCACGCGGGACAGTGGAGCGGGAAGGTTCATTGGACGGCCAGCTTGGGATTCGCGATCAGGTCGGCTTCGGCCTTCGCGGCCAGAACCGCGGCTTCCAGTTCCGCCACATCGCGGAACAGGTTCCGGACCACGGCCAGCGTGGTGAACGCGAAGTTGAGCGCCTGTTCCTTGGGCAGCAGAAGCCCGCTGCCGTCCGGCCACTGAAACAAAATGCAGGGCTCGCCGTTGGGCGCCACCCGGATACCGATGTAGACCTGACCAGTTATCGCTTTGGGATCCGGCAAATTCATTCTCCTTCTTCTGGCTCTTTCAGCCCCAGAACTTTGCAAACCCACCGATTGATGCACTCAACGAGGATCGCGCCCTCGCGGGCCTGCACCCGATAAGTCCAGCGCTTGGTAAAACGGCCTTGCAGACTGATATTGAGGGTCACAGGGCGCTGATCATCGCGGGTTCCGGTGTCGGTCATTGGACTATGTCCTTACCGCCAGGGACCCGCGGGTCCGGGTGGGTTGAGTCAAGTATACCGCCTGATAGGTTTCCGCAGATTTCTGCGGAAGGCCATTCAGAAATCCATCCACCTCGATCGCTGCACGGCCGGCGGCCCGTTCACCTTCGCCGGCGCGGCGGGCGGCGGCGCCAGCATCGCGGCGAACTGATCGCACCAGGCGTTGAGGTCCAGGCCGGCCAGCAGGCGCGAATGCAGCGCCGCCACGGCCAGGGCGCGCGCATCGAAGGCCTCGTTGCGCTGGCGTAGCGGGTTGGTCCACTTCTTCACGCCCTTGGCAAACACCAGCTTCTCGGCAGTCAATTGCTCGTACCAGCCGCGTTCCCGCGATAGCGGAAAGTGCATGAAGCCCGCCCCGGGCGCATCGATGCGCATGCGGTTGGCCACCCACGCCTTCGCCTCATCAGATGAGATCAGATAGATCGCGTGCCTGTTCTTGTCCCAGGACGCTCGCCGCGGCCAGATGGGTTTGCCCCAGCCGTTGGACATGCCCTTCGTGGCGTAGACGCGCTGGCCGTGCCGATGCCTGGTGAAGGCGGTCACCTCCGCCGGCGAGAATCCGGCGTCGATACAGACGGCCTGCACCTGTAGCGGCATGCCGGATGCGTGCGTCCAGGACTGAGTTAGCAACTCCTCCAGGCGCGTCCATACCAGCGGCTCGGTGACATCTCCGGTCACCACGGCGTAGCGAACGGACCACGATTCGTAATCCTTGCCCCACGCCACGAACTCCACCTCGAGTCTGTCGCTCTGCACATCCACGCCGGCCGTGAGGAAGCATCCGCCCTGTGGCACAGTGCCCTCGGCGTACGGCTCGGCCCGGGCTATCAGGGCGGCGGCCTCCGGCACCTCGAGCGCGGGCGGTGACCAGGTCAGCCCCAGGCCGCAGTTCCAGAACACGCGTTCCTTCTCGGGCACGCCGCGGGCGGCCTCATGGCGCCGCAGCAGATCGCTCCAGGCGGTCCAGGGCGAGTTCAACTGGCTCAGGTGATAGCCGCGGGTATCCGGATCGCACCCGGCCGTGGCACGCCACTCTCCGGCCTCCAGCATGGCCGGCTTGTCGCGCTCTTCGATCTCGCCGCCGCAGATCTGGCAGCGATAGACAACGGTTTTTTCCACGGTGGAAATAACCAATTGCTCAAACTCGAGCGTGATGGCCTTGCCGCAGCGCGGGCACGGCACGAAATAGCGCCGCCGGTCCGTCGCTTCGTACAGCCGCTCGATCCGGCTCATGCCCTTCTCGGTCGGCGTGGAGATCAGCAGCACCCGCTTTGCCGTGCCGTAGGATTCCGCGCGCGCCGTGGCCAGGTCGCACGGGTCACCCTCGCCGCCCACGTCGCCGGGGTAGCCGTCCACTTCGTCCAGCAGGATGATTCGCGCCGGCAGGGATCGCAACGAGCTGGGGGAGTTCGCGCCCGTCAGGATCAGCGCCGCCCCGGAACGGAACGCCTTGAACAGTTCCGTCGCCGGAAGCTTCCCGCCGCGCGGAACGCTGGCCAGCGATTTCAGCGAAGGCGACAGTTCGAGCATTTCCGCCAACCGCTGGCGGCTGAAGCGCCGCGCCATTTCGAGCGACGGCTGCACGGCCAGAATCGGCGAGGGTGCGAGGTCGAGGTGGTAGCCCAGGACGTTCAACAGGAATTCGGACGCGCCCAACTGCGCGCCCTTCATCACGACCACCTGCTGCACCCCGCTGCGAGGCGACAGCGCGTCCATGGGTTCGCGCCAGTATGGAGTCCGCACCACGCGGTACGGGCCGCTTAGGCGGCTGCTGTGGCCCAAGAAACGGCATTTTTCGGCCCATGCGCAGATTCCGATACCCGGCGGCGGCGCAGCGGCGCGGGCGGCTTCCAACAGGACGGCGCGGACCCGATCAGAACTCTCCACGGCTCACCGCCCCGAGCAGATCGCGGACCTCGGCATCCACGATACTGCGCAATTCGTCGGCACTGCGGCCAGCGCCGCGGCTGGCAATGCGGTCGCCCATCCCGAGAGCCCGGTCTCTGAGGGCAGCGAAGGCCTGGGCCCACTGTGCCCGGACCTCTTCACGGTCCAACAGTCGGCCCTCAAGCTGACCTGTTTGCAACTGGCGGAGCCGGGCCAGGGCCTGCTCTTTCGCAAGGCGGGCCTCGCCGATGGCGGAACGACCTGTCGGCATGAGACTATTTTGCCCTGATCAGGTACTTTTCCGATAACCCCGTTTTACCATGACTGTAGTGGAGAGCGTGTTTCCGTAGGGTCTTTGAACTCCAGAGATCATGCATGAAATTCTGAGACAACTTCATCCGGGATCATTGGTTCTGGACCTTGGATCGGCGCAAGGTAGCTTCGCCAGCAATAGCACTAGGGCCAAGATCGTAAGGCTAGACCGTGCCGCTCAGGACCGTCCTTCCGATGCTTACTTCGTTCAGGGCGATGCGAGCCGGCTGCCTTTTGCAGACCATACGTTCGCAGCAGTTATCGCGAACCACAGCCTTGAACACATTGATGATCTCGACCGGTCGTTACATGAGATCAGGCGGATCCTGCTTCAAGAGGGTTGCTTATTCGTGTCGGTACCTGATGCCTCGACGTTGACCGATAAAGTCTATCGTTGGCTCGCACGTGGTGGCGGTCACGTCAATCCTTTTACATCACCGCACGACCTCGCTACCAGAATCGAACGAGGCACAGGTCTACAGCTTGTTGCCATACGGACACTCTGTTCTTCCTTCTCATTTCTGAACGTACGCAATTCGCCGCGTCCACGGCCACGTCGTCTGCTTCTCCTGGGTGGTGGGAGTGAATGGAGTCTCTTCGCTTATGTATGGCTTTCCAGACGGATTG